ATCCATGTACGCATTAACAATCTCAATCTTTTTGATGATGGATAATTTCTGGAGTATATCGGTGTTGATATCAATGACGATGAAAGAGAGGAGAGTTTGAAGTGCTTGGTTGCACCTCTCCTCATCCTCATCAGTCTTTATATCCCCAACGCCAGCGAGCAAATTGCCAAGCTCGATTAACTTCAGGCGGTTCGTAATACTCAGGTCTGCAATATCTACGAGACCGTAAAGCACATCATCAATTTTGATGTGTGCCTTGACGGTATCCGTAGACAAATCCAACAACAATTCTTTCTCTCTCTTTTTGTTGTTATCCATATTATGCTGGTACTGCATCTCCTATAAAAATCCTACCATAAGGCGAGTTGCCTGAGTTGTAGGTATAGTCAGCAATAGCCTGTAATTCAAATTTGACCCCGACATTATCAGCCTTATTAAAAACAAGTTCCAGACTTCCAATCTGCACACAGGCTGGTATTTCAATCTGGATGTTTTCTGTAATCAAATCGGTAGACTTATCAAGCCCCCTTATCAATAATGCTTTGCTCGTCACCGTAAGACCCCTCAAGAGGTCAAAGCTCTGTGAGCCACCCTCTGACGACCCTGCTGCTTTGTCTGTCGTAGTGGTCGCCAAATTCCACGCCTTGACAATCTGCGGTGATTGTAAATCATACAGGGTAAACGATACGACCATTTCCTCCAAAGTCCTTGAAACCTTCAGCACTTCAGTACCACCTGCAAAGGCATGATTGGCGGTCTCCTGATTTACAGTAAGAACAACCCCATCCTCACCATAATGCCTTTTGCCACTCGTGCCAATTTTAGCCCAGTTCCCTGCTGGAGTCTGACTTAAATCTGTGTAAGTCTCATCCACTGGAGCCATGTAAACATCAAACGCTCCGTTAATAATTTCTATTCCCATTGCTCAACCTCCCATTCTAAAAAATAATAATTTTCACGACACAATCGTCTCTTTAAATTCTACCAACCACGAATCAATTACAACCGACCATTCAGTGACACTCTCTCTTGTAAAAGTTGCACCGCCTGAATGTACGGCACTCATCAGACAGGTTGATGATGTCACATTCTTTTCCATGTCTCTTAATATAGGCTTGAGTGTCCTCCATACCTCACTCGCCTCGTAAGGTGTTTCTCCGTAACAGTAGAAATCAATGCGGAGTTTGTACACATCAATGTAGCTTGCGTATCCCATTCCACCTGCAAGATTACACACAATGGCTTTTCTCGGCATATCGTCTGTCTCGCTTTCGGGAAGTTCCAACCCGAACACCCTAGTGCCTAATGCAGATGATATGGCAGACTGAGCCTTTAAGTATGTTATAAGTGCTGCCAGTCCATCCTGTATTGCCATCTTTTATATACCTCTCCCCCTTTTTTTTACTTGGCATCTAAAAGAGGATTAACCTCTTTGTTGACCTTGTCCGTTGTTGCGTTGTCAACTTTCATGTCCAGTCCAGAAAGACTGCACCCTGTCAGAACCAGAACGCTTACCGCAAAGATTGTAATTACCGCCAGAATTTTCTTCTTCATTTCTTACTCCCTTTCCCTTTTTTCTTTTCTGATAACATCTTCTTTTTTATATTCTTTTTTAAAGATGGATACACCGCATCTGCTGCAAGCCGTAAAAAAGAACCGTGTTTAAACTCAAGCCAGAAAACATAGTTCTGTTCTGGGTGTGTCCAGATGCTACCCCACACAGCCTTTAAACTCTTGGGAGTCGCAAATTCCTTCTGGGATATACTACCCTCCGCAACCCCTGTCCTATACTTCCAACCTGAGTGATTATTAAGTGCGTGAGTGATGGTATTTGTTACGGTCTCATTGATAGCGTAAGCCGTGACCGCTTTTATTTTCTTCCGCAAATCATTGCCGTACCATTTAACACTCACTCTGCCACCTTTAAATCTGCCTCAAAATGCGTGTACTTTCTTGTCTTTTCTTTTATCTCAAAATTACCAGAGTAGAGGGATGTTCCTTTTTTATCCGTGATAGCCGTAATCCTGTCATCCTCCGTGACATCTTTATCAAGAGGAAAAGACATTCTTAAAACCTCAACCGTTGCCGTTTTTCCACCGTCAACAATCATTGTCTTGCCATCGTTATATACCCTGCACGGAAGTGTGATATGAGACCCCCAGCTTGGGGGAAGTGGGTTGCCATAGCTATCCGTGCCTGTCTCAGTGTCACGCTCAACCGTTGCCCTGTAAACCATCGCACCTCTCATACTCATACAAATAACCCCTCATTTCTTAGCCCTGATAATATTTTTTCCCTCTCTCGTGTGTAATCAAAAGAGGCTGAGTTGTAATCGCCAGCCCTCTCACTCGCCAATCCTTTGTACTCTACATCCAGTTTAATAAGCCTGATATAGACTGCTGTACGCCTGTCTGTCGTGTCCGTTGGAGTATAGGTAACCTTAACCCTGTCACCCCATAAACGCCTCCCATTCGTGCCGTCTGTGAGCCTGTCCAGTTGCATCCCATGTCTCTGTGCGTAATCATCAGANGCNANAGTCGTGTCATCAGTTCCCAGAGTTTCCACAACGCTTGTGATACTGGANATGGGTCTGGTAGTCCACACGGACTTGAGCTTGCCCTCAAGGTCGTCAACCTGAGAGNTGACTGCCCCGAACTTCTGGTCAATGTCCTCCTCTGCTGCATCCATTATCCGCTGGAGTGCTGCATCAACAAGCCCTGTCTCAACATGGGTACGCACTTCGGTTGATGTTAGTAGTGCCATAAATTATTAACCCCCAAACTTAATCACTTTTTTCTTCTTCTTTTTATCGTGTTCAACCTTTAATTCTTTGTTGTCTATATCCGTTTTCTTCTCCTTGACATTTACAAGGTGTTCGTACTGGGGTGGAATGTGTCGCCCCTCCGCACAAAGAAGAAACGCTGCACTCTCACCTCCGTGCCTGACCACTTTTTTCTTGTCACTTGTCAGATATAATCTTTCCGTTGATATCATGGTGTCCTCTTTTTTTCTTAAAAAAAAACAAATAATAATAGAAAAGAGAGAGATGGCAGGTATTAAAAACCCTGCCACCTTCTCAATTATTAAACCGCTAAACCTTAGATGCCAGTCACTGTACAAAATGCTGCTGGTCTGTAACAAACAAAAGCACATCTCATACTTGCTCGTATGGCTTTCTTGCCTTTCACAAAGTAATCATCATGGCTGTCGGACACCTGAACCTCAATACCTTTGCGTACAACCAACTCACTGTAATTGGCAAAGTCGCCAACAAGAGCCGTGTTCTGGCTCTGTCCAGAACTCTGAACAACTGGAACTCCGAATATTCTCTCCGCACCAGTGTCAGAAGGTGAACCCCAGAGATATATACCATCTGTGGTAGTCTGCAATCTGATTGCTTGCCAGTCATTTGGGTGCATCACAACCGCACTTGGCTCGGCTCTCCCAGTGCCAGTACGCACAAGAGTCATAGCCTTATAAATTGCATCCTGTTCACTATCAGAACCAAGAGCCTGAGTCTGTATGCCTGTCACATTGTTTATACCCTCCAGATTCGGAGCAGTACCATCACCGACCAATAACTGTAAGTCAAGTCTCTGCTGAATCATGAAACGCAAACGATTATCAAGTAGTGATGAGATGCGAGCCTCATCTTCCAACTGCTCGTCTGTCGTTGGTATAAATACAGCAATCTTGCGTACACTTGAAGTCTGCTCAGCGTATACCAGTGCTGCCTCACCGAAAGAACCGCCCTCACTCGCCTCTGCTGCGTTATTTGTGAAGGTTGTTTCTTCCATATAGACTACACTATTCTGAGATGTATTACCTATTGGCACTATGTCCACCACATTCGGGGCTGGTCTTTGAGCATCATAAACAACTTTCCCTGTCCTTGTGCTTTCTGGACTCCACCCTGCACTTGTCTGAAACAAAGTCTTAACACCCATGTCAATCGTGTCAACCTCTCTCTGTGACCTGTTCTTATAAGCCTTTGATTCTATAAAGAGTTCACCGAAAGTCTTATCATAAGCAAGCTCACCACTCGCCTTGACACCTGTCGGAAGAACTATGCTTTTTTCTTTAGCCTCAAAGTCATTCTCTCTTTTCTTCGTTTCCTGTTCTATCTTCTTTGTTTTAACAAGAGAGTCTATTTCAATTCCCAAGTCATTCAGTTCAAGGTTCATTTCCTCAATCTTCTTTGTCTTTTCCCTTGAAGTTGTAACTCCATCCCCAAGAGAATTAACCTTACTCATGTCATTATCAGCACCAGCCTCCTCAAAGACCTTTGCCAATTTAGCGTTCTTGACCTTGAGTTCTTCCCTTAATTCTTGTAGCCTGTCCATTACTGCTACCCTCCTCTATTCTAAAAAATGTTTTTTATTTTCATAAACAATACGCTGATACGCAACCCTTAATCTGGTCACATCATCACTCTTAATACCTTCCTCACTCTCCACAAGAGTATTGACCTCTTTACCCAATTCTGTAAGCAGAATCTTAAAAGACTCAAGTCCTTTTGTATTGGTTTCGGAAAGTTTCCTGCCCTCCTTCGCCCTGAGTTCTGCAAGCGACCCAGCACGGCTGACAAAACCATGTATGTCAGTAAGCAACATATAAGCCCTGTCCATTTCTTCTTTGAAAGTCATGTTGTTGGATTTGATTGACATCGTTCCAGTACCAATCCCTGCCCCCCTTAAAACTGGTGACACTTCATGAACCTTGAGGCTCTTTAGATACCTGACCTTCTTACCGTCAACCATACCCTCCTCAGAATCTATAATATCAAAACCATAAGACCACTCCTGCAAGGGTTCACCGTTCTCCATGTCAAACTTGAGTGCCGAATACCACTCCTTTGCCCAGAGAGCATCATCGTCAAGATTGAACTTAAAATCGGCAACCGCAAAACCGCCATCCTCTTTCAAGGTTGCCTTACCCAGTCGTGGAGTGTGGTGCTGGTGAGACCCCAGCAGATTTACCTGCTGTTCACCGAAAGCACCCTCAATAGTTATGTCTCCGTCATGGTCTACCTTATTAAGCTCGGCAATGATGGCAGACCCCTCGCCCTTACTGCCATCCATTTCCTTGAGCTTAAATAATTTCTGTTCCATTGCAATCCTCCCTAATTATCATTCTCGTGTATAAACTATATTGTTATCTTGTTTTCTTAAAGGCTTGAGATGTAAGTTGTCACCGTATGCTATTTTATCTGGTATTCCATCTGGAAATGCCTTACAAATAAAATGCTGGTCAGGCTCTTTGTCTCCAGCGATACCCATAAAATGTTTACATTCTCTCGTATAACAATTTGGTTCTTGTATCATTATTCAAACCATTTCTTAAATAAGGTTTCAATTTCATGTGGAAGGGTTTGGGCTGCTGAACTTCCCTGTGCCGTTGACCCAACGAACAGGGCTTGTCTCTTACCATATAAAGGTGAAGTCCACGCAGAAAACATTCTGCAAAAGCCTCGTCTGCATTTTCAGCAGCATAACCACCCACATTCTCCTTCCACCACTTCTTGCCTTTCTTCCTAAAAAGGTTTAGCCAAGTCAAATTGCGTTGTGCCTGACCTTCTGCAATCGGTTTTTTATTCCCCCCCATCTTTGCAATATCCTGAACAAAGTGACCGTATTCGTGCCGTGATGAACCCAATAAATCGTTGCAGGTATTATATTTAATTTTTCCATTGGCATCTTTCCCGATACTCAGTGTAGGTCTTTTGGGATTAGCGTATGCCGTATTAAACCCTTGACCAGCATTTTTACCAGCAGCAACCCTTATTGCCTTGACATCTTGGTAAAATACACCAAGATATCCTTCCCCTCCAACATATTTAGTATT